CGGAGCTGCAACGGCTGGGAGTGGCCAAGGTGGACATCGCGTTCAAAGCGGTGAAGGATGACATTTTCCGCGCGGAAGATGGACGGCTGCTGGCGAGGGGGGAGGACGGGGAGGTAAGTGTGAAGGAATACCTTTCGCACTTTCTGAACGAGAACCCGGAGTTCCTGCCGGCGCGAATTCAAGGCGGGTCGGGGGTAACGACGGCGCACAAGACTTCGGCGCCGGCAGCGGTCAGCGATCTGGACAAAATCCGGCCGGGGATGAGTCCGGAGGAAGCGGAACGGATCCGGCAGGAGATCGTACGACTAACCTCGCAGACGCTCAGAGGCATCTGAGACGGGCGAGGAATGATTGGGAGGAGAAGGAATGCCAGCAATTACGTCAAGTAACTTAGCGAACGCGATTGTGAAGCTGGTGGCGGTGGATGCGCTACCGGCCCTGATGGGGAACCTGGTGATGGGGAACCTGGTCAATCGCGATTTCGAAGCGACGCTCGCGCAGGGCGGCGACACGGTGAACGTGCCGATTCCGCCGGCGCTGGTGGCGCACAACCTGAACGAAGGCGGCTCGGTGACTACGCAGAACACGAGCCTGGGGAACGCGCAAATCATCCTGAACACGCACGCCGAGGCGACGTTTCAGGTGCCGGATGTGACCAAGGTTCTGGCGGTGCCGGACCTGCTGAAGCTGTACATGCAGCCAGCGATGGTGGCACTGGCCGAGAAGATCGAGACGGACCTGCTGAACACGTACGCGCTGTTCACGTCGAGCGGGCCGGTGGGGACGGCCGCATCTCCGATTACGGAAGCCGTGGTGGACGCCGCCGAGACGGCGCTGTTCACGGCCAAGGTGCCGGCGAGCGAGCCGAAGTACCTGGTGGTGAGCGCGGACACTTACAGCCGCTTGCGCCAGCTCGAGCGTTTCAGCGAGTACCAGACGGCGGGCGAAGCGGGGCTGCGGGCCCTGGTGGACGGGACAGTCGGGAAGATCAAGGACTTCTACGTGTTCCGGTCGCAGTTCGTCCCCACGACGGGCTCGCCTTTGGCGACACACAACCTGGCGTTCACGAAGAGCGCTCTGGGCCTGGTGATCCGGCGCCTGCCGCAACCGCTGCCCGGGACGGGTGGGATTGCGGAGTACGCCGAGCTGGGCAACTTCGGGATGCGGGTGGTTCTGAGCTACCAGCCGAACACTCTGGCACAGCAGTTCACGGTGGACGTGCTGTATGGAGTGGGCGTGCTGCGGAACGAGTTCGGCGTGCAGGTGAACTCGTAGGCGAGAGGCAGCCATCAGCCATCAGCCGTCGGGGAGTAGCCGGCGGCGGGTGGCTGGCGGCGGGCGGCTTGTGGTGGGTGGCTTGCGGACAGGCGGCCGGTGGTTGAGTGGGCCGCTCGCGGTTCGGACGGTCACGGTTGGCGAGGAAGGAAAGGCGACGGCGAGCTAAGGCTCGCCGCGGCACGCTGAAGCGTGCGCGACAGAGACAAGGGATGAGGCTGGGAGGGTGTATGGACATGAGGGCGTTTTACCAGAAGGCGCGGCAGATCGCTGAAACGATCGCGGAAGCGTACGCGGTGGTGATCAGCCTGCCGACGCCGGACGGAGGACGGGAGGGCATTGCCAGCGAAGTGGCCAAGGCGTTGGCGGCCCTGTTGATCGTCGAGGGAAAGGCGCGGCTGGCGACGGCGGAGGAGAGTCAGAACTTCCGGGACCGGGCCGCAGAGGCGAAGGCGGCCGCGGACCGGCTGGTAACCGCGAGTAAGGTGCAGATCACCGTGCTGTCGGACGCCGATTTTAGGGCGCTGAAGGGCAGCTCAAAGAAGGGATGAAGGGCGGACGGGGGCGACGGCCAGGCGTCGACACGAGTGTCGACGCGGCACGCTGAAGCGTGCGCCACGAGACGGGAGAAGAGGCGATGGCGCTATTTACGGATGGATCGATAACGACAGTTGAGGAACTCGTGGAATACGAGTCAGCGATCCTGGACGTCGCCAAGACGGAGAGGATCGACCTCACGGCGAAACTGAAGCTGGCGCAAGAGGAGCTGGGAGTCGAGCTGGACGCGCGGCTCCGGCGGCGGCAGGAATCGGAAGACGCTGTGTGGGCTGCGATCGTGCCGCGGGGGCTGGGGCACGTGGTGGTGACCGAAGCGTTGCACAAGTGGCACACGTTCCGGTCGCTGAGCCTGGCCTACCGGGACGCATACAACCGGCAACTGAACGACCGCTTTCTGGGCAAATGGCAGGAGTACGACCGGATGGCGGACTGGGCACGCCAGTCGCTGTTCAGCGGCGGCCTGGGAATGACGAGCTCGCCGGTACGGCGAGCGGCGCAACCGGAACTGGGCACGGTCGCGGGACAGGCGGCCGCGGCGACGTACTTCGTGAGGGTGACCTGGGTCGCGCCAGGCGGAATTGAGGGCGCGCCGAGCGCAATCAAGGCACTGACGACGGCGGGGGCGAGCGCGCTGACGGTTACGGCGGTCGAGCCTCCGGCGATCGCGAGCGGCTGGAACGTGTACGCGAGCTATTCTCCGAGCGGACTTACCCGGCAAAACGACGCACCGATCGCGCCGGGCGAAACATGGACCGAGCCGGCGGCGGGGCTGGCGAAGGGCAAGCCAGTGGCTTGCGGACAGCGGCCGGAGATGTTCCTGCAGCTCACGGGAATCCTCAACAGGGGGTAGCGATGCCAGCCATCGGAGCTTCGGCAACACGAGAGGTATTGGAGATGCTGGCGGGGGGCACCGGGCTACCGTTCACCGTGGCGAACCTCGCGCAGCAGGAGAAGGTGGACCTGCCCGCGATTCGGGCGGAGCAAATTGCGTCGGAAAACGTCGCGTTCGAGATGGTGGAAAAGACGGCGGGCGTGACGTATCCGGCAGTGTACGTGTACTGCGAAAAGCTATCGAACGGATTGAAGGAGAAGTTCCGGACGTTTTCCGGGACGGCGGGCATGGCGGTGGAGGTACGCGTCTCGTACGACCGGCTGGAGAGGCTGGGTCGCGACCTTCACTTCTATGCGGCGGCGATAACCGAGGTTCTGGATTCCCACAGGGGCGACTGGGGGAACGGAATGTTTTACACCGGCGGATACGATGTCACCTTCGGACCGGTGAAGAGGGGCGGCAGCAACTTCCTGCAGAGCGCGAAGGTCAGCTTCGACGTGGACGTGAGTTACTGAGATCGAGTAGCGGCTGGGTCACGGAGCGGATCGCTCCCTGACGGTCGTGGCACTGAACGAGAGGGAAAAACAATGGCATGCAACTATGTTTCATCCAATAACAACCGGCTCTACGCGGGTCTGGAATCGAATTACGGGCAGGTGCCGGCGATCCAGAGTGGGAACCGGATTCCGGCCGTGAAACTCACGGCCAGGCAGCAGATGGTGCGGCCCGAACGGAAGGACAAGACGGGCACCAGGACGTATGGGGGCACGCCGGCGGGGCTCCGAAAGAGCACCACGTTCGACCTGACGACCTACATGACGAGCTGGGACGTACCGAACGCCGAGCCGGTTTATGGTCCGCTGTTCCGGGCCAGCCTGGGAGCGGCGCCGGTATTCTTCGCCGGCGGGACGGCCGTAGCGAACTCGAACACAAAGCTGCTCAGCTTTGCGGCCGCGCACGGCCTCACGCCAGGACAAGCAGTGACGTTCGGCGGCGAACTCCGGTTCGTGTGCTCGATTGTGGACCAGACAACGGTGGAACTCAGCTCGCCGTTCACGGTGACACCGACGGCCAGCTCGCCGATCGGGCCGACGGTGACCTACCGGCCGGCAACGTCGCTGGGAAGCGTAAGCATCTTTGACTACTGGTGCCCTTCAGCCGCGGTGCAGCGGGTGCTGTGCGGGGCCGGGGTGGACCAGATGAAGATCAACATCAACGGCGACTACCACGAATTCGAGTTCAGCGGAATGGCGGCCGACGTGATCGACAGCACGAGCTTCGAGGCCCAACAAGGGGGGCTGGCGAGCTTTCCGGCGGAGCCGGCGCTCCTCCCGTACAGCTATTCGATCATCCCGGGGCACCTGGGCCAGGTGTGGCTGGGCACAGGTCCGGACCAGTTCTTCACGATCACCGCGGCGAAGATCACGCTTCAGAATGCGATCGAGAAACGCGAGCGGGAATTCGGGACGACCATCCCTCTGTGCCTGGCGCCGGGGATGAGGACGGTGACGGCGGATCTGGAGTTGTTCGAGACAAACGACGATGCCACACGGGGGCTGTACCAGGCAGCGCGGCAGGCTTCGCCGATCGCGGTGATGCTGCAACTCGGACAGCAGCCGGGCCAGCTTTCGGGCGTGTACCTGAAGAGCGTGGTGCCGGAGGTTCCGGAGTTCGACGACAGCCAAACCCGGCTGCAATGGAAGCTTTCGGGCTCCCGGGCGCAGGGAACGGGCAACGACGAGATGTACGTCGCATTCGGATAGGCGGAGCCGATGGAGTACGCAAGCGAGAAGCGAATCGACTCGAAGGCTCTGGCGGGGGTGTGGTTCACAATTGCGCGGATGTCCTTCGGACGGCGCATCGAGCTGACGCGCCGAATCTGGGAGCTGGCCGGGAGAGTGGAGCAGCTCGATGCGGGGGGCGATGCCCGCGGAAAGCTGGAAGCGGCGCTGGTGGCGGCGGAGATCGACCGCGTCTATCTGAGCTGGGGCCTGTCGAAGATCGAGGGTCTGACAATCGACGGAGAGCAGGCAACTCCTGAACTGGTGGCTGCGCAAGGACCCGAAGCGCTGTGCAGGGAAGTGGTGGCGGCGATCAAGGCAGAGTGCGGGCTGACGGCGGAAGAAGTAAAAAACTGAGGGTCGCATTCCACTTTCAGTTCTCGAATCCAGCCGGGTGGAAGTGCGACGAATGCAGAAGAAGCGGGCTGGAGGTCAAGCGGCACTGTAGATGGATGGCGGCGGCGCCGGCGACGGAGCCGCGGGTGGTATGGGCACGCGCGGGTGTGTCGACTAACGCGTGCCCGAAATCCTACATCTCCGGCGAGAGCAGGGCTTGGCTGGATGGGTTTCAGGTAGGGAAGCGTCTGGGCTATCCGGACCCACGGACGCTGAGCGCGCGCGAGGTGCACGCGATGTTGATTTTGGAGCAGGAGCTTCTAAGCGAGGTGAAGCGTGGCCAACGGTGAGAGCGGACTAGAGGAGTTGCTAACGAGGCTCGCCGACGGACTGGGCGTGGACCAGACACCGGCAACGGAAACGGTGGACTCACTGGCGGCACTGGTCGACCAGTTGGGGGTGGGCGAGGCGGCACCCATCAGCGACCTTCCGTTGAGCGGTGTGCGGGCGAGCGACGGGGCAGGCGGGGCAACTGCGGAGGGCGCGGCCCAAGTTGGCGCTCCGCAGGGCGCGGCGGACCCAATGGAGACGGCGCTGGCGGCGCCGGTTGCGCAACTGGTGGCCGGCGGTGCGGACGGGGCGAACACGGGCGCGGACGAACTGGTGGCGGCGATCGCGACGGCGGTCGGACAACTGGGCGGGGCGGCGTCGGGGGGCGGGTCTGGGATTGCGGAGACCCCGCTGGCGGCTTCGGTTGCGCAGTTGGTGGCCGGCGGGGCCGACAGGGCAGAGACCGCAACGGCGGCCGCACAACTGGGCGGGACGACTTCGGGAGGCGGATCCG